GCTGTCATTACTTTTATCCTTGGCATACTCATACAGATAATAGGCTAATATAAGGGCCTATAGCTTAATCTGGTTAAAGCAATTGTCTTATATGCAATCGACTTTGGGTTCAAATCCCAATAGGCCTACTTGGTTTCTCATTTAATAAGGAGTATAATACTTATATGCTAGCTTATGATGTCCCTCTTTCCGCCCTCCTTTTTGTGATATGGGCTGGGTTACCAGCAGAATACACAGATCAGCCTACTGAGGAAGAAATCCTGGCATATATCCAGATGTTGAAGAATATCATAGATAATGAAAATAATGGTCTCTAATTTTCGGCTCACTTTTCGCCGCACTTTCTGAAATCAATAAGGAGATATGTTATGTCTATAGAAGTTGAAATATACAACGATAAAATTTTTTATTTTAAAAATGCAATACCTAATTCTAAAGAAATTCTAAAGTATATAGAATCTACGTCAAATGATATTATTACCGATTGGCTACCATGGGGAAATAAATATGCGTTTTCATTAGAGCAAAAAAAAGATTGGGAAGAATTAGGAATTACTCCAGAAGACTTTGGGTTAGCTAAATGTATATATGACCCAAACTGGTTTGACCCACATAAAAAAGATACTGAAAGTCATTGGGTATTTGAATCTATTAATAAAGCTGTTATAGATTGCTCAGATAAGTATGCAAATTATTTAGGGATAGACACTACCTTGAATCCTAGAATCCCATCGCCTGGGTATGTTATTGGTAAATACAACTCTATGCAATCTAGAGGACTGCACACAGACTGCCCCTATGATGACCTAGAGCACTCCTTTGTCATATATTACAATGATGATTATTCTGATGGATATTTATATTTTCCAAACTATAATTTACAAATAAAACCAGAATCTGGAAGCATCATCATGTTTAAATCTTCGGATCTAGATAATGAACATGAAGCTGTTCCTAATATAGGTTTTAAGTACATAACCCCACATTTTTGGAGAATGGGTCCATCACAAGGGTTTGTACCTTGGGGATTCAAAGATGTTAAATTACCAGAAGACATAACTAATGATTTTTATAACTTAGAAACAGTAGAAAGAAATAAAAAACGGATATTTGGTGAATGATGGATAAAGTATACTTAGATGAAAACATATTTTATATAGAAGATTTTATATCTAAAGAAGATATTGCCAAAATTCAAAAATCTATAAAGTCTAATTCTTACATTGAAGATTATGGACATTTAGCTCACACATCTTTAATTTTAACAGAAAAAAGTTTAGTTGAAACTTGGAATTTTTATTTATCTAAATTAGAGGATATTTTTAATAACTCAACCGAATGGTTAGTACGTCCATATACAGACTTTATCTCATTAATTAAATATAGAAATATTGATTTTTTATCAAAAGACACTCCTATAGAGTTTTTAAACTCGGAATATATAATGCCACCGCATGCAGATGACGTTTCATACGATCTATCTGAAAAAGATTTAAATGAAAGAAAGTCTTTTGTATCAAAAGGTTTAGTTATATTTATTAATGATGATTTTGATGACGGTGAAATTGTTTATGTTAATAAAGGCATATCTGTAAAGCCAAAATCTGGAACTCTAATTTGTCACCCTGGCACAAAAGAATACTCCCATGCAGTAAATAGATTTTATAATGGAGATAGAGTCATAGCGTCAATGTTTGTTCACAAAAAAATTTAATTATATAGATAAAAATAAAACCCCAATCAGAGGCGGATCCGATTGGGGTTTAGCACTTACGTGCATACGTAAGGAGTATTATCTCAACTTACGTAATTTTATTTTTTTCTTCTTATGCTAAAAAATCTAATAAAAAGATTTTCTATTCTACATTCAAAACATTTACAAAGTGACAAAACCTGGTTATCCATTCTAAAGTATGGAGTTTTCATGACTTGGCTAAAATGTTTAGGTGACATAAACTAATTATATCACTTTTATAATTATTGCTGAGCTAGTATATCATTTTCATCAAGCTTATTGTATATTTCAGACATAAAATAAACCATAGCTGGACGTGCTTCATTTGTTTTTGATTCTACTTCTTCTTCAGTCATTCCAGACATCAAAGCCATTTTTGTATTTATAGTCTCATATACTGCAACCATAAGCTCTACTACTGATTCTTTATCCTTATTCATTCTTTTCATCTTCCGCTCTAAATGCTGGGGAAGGTCCCAGCAAAAATCCATCTTCATGATATTTTACCATTTTTTCAATCTCATTACTACCCCCATTTAATTTAGCTATTAGGCATAATACATCATATATCCTATGGAGCATTATGTAGTTAACCATAGGGAGATTGTCTTCTAAATTATTACTCGGATTTTCCATCTTTTACTTTCATATCTTCAAGCAATTCATCTATAGTTGTTAAGCCTCTAGATTTAGCTTCTTCAGCATATTCTTTAACTACAATAAGTGCTTTTTCTGCAAGAAGCAAACCAGGCATATGCATACATGGTATATTCCTTGCTACCTTAGCTCTTAAAGCCTCATCAAATTCGTTATTTAGCGGCATTACTTACACTCTCCAGCATTTTTGAATAAACAGCACTTCCAATATAATTTTTATATTGGCAAGAAATACAGTATACAAATATTTTTTCTTTTTCGTCTTGATTAGAAAAGAGAAGACCTTGGTCTAATGGACAAACCATCTCTGACACAAGGCCTTCCCTTGACAGAGCTAAATACTTAGACACTACTTGTATCTTAATATTAACCCCTTACTCTTTTTTAGATGGAAACTTGTCTAACCACTCTTTTGTTCGAGGAGTTAAACCTTTCCATGACGACCAATCTTGACCGCCATTGGTCATATAATACGTTATCTCTGCGTTGATTGCTGGATCGAATAACGAGTAGTTACTATCCAGTTTGAACTTTTCTTTACGATCATCACCTAGGTTACCCAACATGTTGATCTGAAAAATTCCATAGGAACTGTCTCCAGTTTTCCTGTTGCCGTTATAAGCCATTGGGCGTCCATTAGACTCCTTTTTAGCCACAGCCCACGCCATTTTAAGGGCGCTACCCTCAAAGCCTACAGCCTTGAGAAGTTCAACCAATTCTTTGTCTGTTAAAGACTCTGATGGTTTCCACACAGTATTGCTGAATTGCTCCAGCTTTTCCTTGTTAAGTTGTGCTTCGGTTTTTACTTCTGGTTTTACAACCAGTGCAGATGCTGATTGAATTATTTCTGGTTGACCAGTAAATAAAAACAGTACAGCTACTGCTATTGCAACATAGTGATGTAAAACATCGCTAAGTTTTTGTTTTATATTCTCCATAGGCATTTCCTCCAATAGAGATAACGAACTATAAGAATACCATTAAACTTTACAATATGTCAACCTAAAAATATGATTTTATTTATTCTAGTTAACTAATAATAGTGATTGTTTTAAAATTATTTTTTACCCTTCCTTTCTATAAAGAACTTTGGTAGAATAGGACTCTTACTAAATTTTATGTGCCATATGGCGGAAAAGAGACAAAATGACAAAAATAAAAAACTTTAATCAATCCTCAGACTACTTTGAGGAAAAGCCAATGGTAATGCTTCAGCCAAATTCTGATAGTGCATTGATAAATAACCCATATGAAAACTTTATAGCTATTTCTAGATATGCAAGATGGATACCAGATCTTAATAGAAGAGAAACATGGAAAGAAACTGTAGATAGATACTTTGACTTTATGCTTAATAACTTGAAAGAAAATTTTAACTATACTCCAGATGATATATTGCTTTCTAATCTTAAGGATGCTGTATATAAGAGAAATGTAATGCCTTCTATGAGAGCTGTCATGACTTCTGGTCCCGCCTTAGAAAGAGATAATGTTGCTGGCTATAACTGTTCTTATTTGCCAGTAGATCACCCAAGAGCATTTGACGAAACCATGTATATCTTGATGTGTGGTTCTGGAGTTGGTTTCTCGGTAGAATATAAATATATTAATAAGCTCCCGTCTATTCCACAATCTTTAGAAAAAGTCTCTGATGTTATTGTTGTAGAAGATTCTAAAACTGGATGGGCAACAGCATATAAGCTACTATTGAAGAATTTGTGGGATGGAAAGATTCCATCTTTTGATGTTACAAAAGTTAGACCAGCAGGAGCCAGACTTAAAACTATGGGTGGAAGATCTTCTGGACCTCAACCGCTAGTTAACCTTTTTGATTTTACAATTGCAAAATTTAAGACTGCAGCTGGAAGACAGCTTAAGCCAATTGAAGCCCATGACATAATGTGTAAGATTGGCGAGGTTGTTGTTGTTGGAGGAGTTCGTAGATCAGCTATGATCTCCTTGTCTAATATCAATGACATAGAGATGGCGCAAGCAAAGTCTGGAAACTGGTGGGAAAACAATCCTCAACGTGCTCTTTCAAACAACTCAGTAGCGTATTCTAGAAAACCAGACATGGAGCAGTTTATATCTGAATGGAAGTCTTTGTATGATTCAAAGTCTGGAGAAAGAGGAATCTATAACGTTGCTGCAGCACAAAAACAAGCTGCATTAAGTGGAAGAGATCCAGAAATACATTATGGCACTAACCCATGCTCAGAAATCATATTGAGACCTAATCAGTTCTGTAATTTGTCAGAAGTTGTTATTCGTGAAGATGATAATGAAGAGTCAGTTTCTTTAAAAGTTGAGCTTGCTTCAGTTCTTGGAACATGGCAATCAACATTGACAAACTTTAAGTACATCAGAGAGGTTTGGAAAAAGAATACAGAAGAAGAAAGACTTCTTGGTGTATCTCTAACTGGACAGTTTGGAAATTCTTATTTTTCTGGTAAGTATCAGGCACACAAGCCAGAAGGCTACACATGCAGATATAGCTGTGAAGGAAATTGCAAAAATAAAGATCATATTAAAGAAGATGATCACCTACGTCTTGAGCATGCTCTACAAAGACTTAAGGTCAGAGCCAAAGAAGCAAATGTTAAGGAAGCGTCAAATATAGGAATTAACCCATCAGCTTCAGTTACATGTGTAAAGCCTTCTGGAACAGTTTCTCAACTTACTGGAGTTTCTTCTGGCATGCACCCTTGGCATTCTGAGTATTACATTAGAACTGTTCGTGGGTCTAAGGGAGATCCTATTTCAATTTTTCTTAAAGAGATTGGAATTCCAGTAGAAGACGATGTAATGAAGCCTAACGAAACTTATGTTTTTTCTTTCCCAGTAAAAGCACCAAATGGAGCAACATTAAGAAAAGATCTCACTGCCATAGAGCACCTAGAGCTTTGGATGATTTATCAGAAGGCTTGGTGTGACCATAAGCCATCTATTACAGTTTCTGTTAAAGATGATGAATGGATGGAGGTTGGTGCTTGGGTTTACAAAAACTTTGATGATCTTTCTGGAATCTCTTTCCTTCCATATTCTGATCATTCTTACAAGCAAGCTCCATATCAAGAAGTTGGTAAGGAAGAGTATGACGAGCTGGTGTCAAGAATGCCTAAAAGCATTAGATGGGAAGATTTATCTTTTTATGAAACAGAAGATGGTACCTCTATAAATGCTACACTTGCCTGTAGCTCTGATGGTAATTGTGAATTGGTAGATATTAGCGCATAGTGGTACAATTATATAATTGGGCTTAGGCTCAAAATTCCTGGGCACACCGCCTAGAAATAAGGAGGATCAAAATGGCAAAAGCTAAAGAAGATCTTAATGGAGATGGAAAGGTTACAATGCAAGAGAAGATTCTAGCAGCACTAGCAAGTTATGGACGTCATTTTCTAGGAGCGGCAATCGCCCTATATATGACAGGCAACACCAGCCCAAGAGACCTACTACTTGGCGGATTCGCTGCCACAGCACCCGTAATTTTGAAAGCACTAAACCCTAATGAACCATCATTTGGGTTTACCAACAAGTAAACAAAAAATAGTCGATTAGAAATACTCCTGTGCTAAAATTAGTACAGGAGTATTCCTATTTAGGAGACTATGGCAAATGGCAGGACAAAAGAATTTCGAAGTAGATCAAAATGCAACATTTAGTTTTATAGTAGAATATAAAGACGAAAATGACGATGCGATTGATCTTACTGGTGCATCTGCAAAGATGCAGGTGCGTGATACAAAAGGCGGCAGCAAGTTAGCTGTTACATTAACATCACCATCTGGCGGAATTACAATTGATGGACCTAATGGTAAATTAACTGTAAAAATGACACCAACACAAACAAGCAAAATCTTTTATCCTAAATCATCTTATGATGTTATGGTTGTAGATTCTAATGGGAATAAGATAAAGCTCCTTGAAGGGTTTATGACCCTAAATAGATCGGTAACTATTTAATGACTGAATCCGTAGTTGTTCGAGAGCAAATAAATAAAGTAGTAATTTCTTCTCCAGGTCCACAAGGACCAAGAGGAAGAACCATTCTAAATGGAAATGGGGATCCAGCAGCAAATTTGGGTCTTACTGGAGATTTTTACTTTGATATGCTTTCAGCTGCATTTCACGGACCAAAGCTTTCTGATTTAAATTGGTCGGGAG